ACTTGCGTTGTATGTTATATATGCAACGTCTCCACTCGTGGAGTTTAGTTCTATTGAATCGATCTGTGTAGGAAGACACCCCTCATACCTAATCTTGATGTTCGCGTTGTTGTGACTTGTGAGAATGATAATAGTTATGTCATGAGAGAGATCTTCTGAACTATCAACCGTGCGTTGCATCCAGTCTTGCATCTCTTTATAAGCAACCATATCTTCGTCTAAGATGAGTGAAATTCCCAAATCAGAATACTCGATAGTGTCTGCCGCAACAGGAAATCTCTGAACCTTCGGTACAGGCATTTCGAATGGAGTTGCTGTAGAGCCAGGATGCGTTACTGATTGTGCAAAGAATTCTAGGTTTCCGTATTTTGCGCGTTCGATGACGACACGGAATCCCGTAGGTTGCAAGAAGTTTGTGTTAGATGTTACGCTCATAGTGTATCCTCTTAGTCATTTTATTTATACGCATAAAAAAAGGGAGTCCGAAGACTCCCTAAAAAATGACTAATGAATAGTTCTTTTTATTATGATCCTTGGACCATTAGGTTATCTACACGGAAGATGCGGTAGTATGTGTTCGCACCTGCTGTGTTCGCCATGTCGTGTTGGCCTGGACCTGATACGAATGGGTTTGCAGCCATACCGTAACGAGTCTTGAAACCAATCTTTGGTTGGAATGTATCTTCTGCAACAGCCTTGACCATCTGTAGTGGTACGTATGGGCAGTAGAACATACCTGCGTCGTATGCGTTTGTTCCCTTATAACCAACTGTTAGGTAATCAACAGTTGCATATGGGTCGATGAATACGCGTAGACGACCGTTTAGAGTACCAGCGAATGTGTTACCAGTATCATCTACTGATAGACCAGCGCCTGGTGTGTAGTCTAGTTGACCAGAAGCTGCAAGTGCAGTAGCAACGTCAGATGAACATACAACGATGTTACCCTTACCACGACGTGTAGCCTTCGCGATTGCGTTTGCTTCACGATCGATTTGCATTGCTAGACCCTTGAACTTCTCAGCAGACCAACGACCGTCGCCGTCTGTTGATACGTCAAAGATGCCTGGAGCAGCGACGTTAGAAGTCTGTGCACCTAGAACCGCTTGAGAGTTGATTGTACGAACGATTTCGCGGTTGATCTCTGCAAGGATTTCTGTAGACAGAATGTTTGCTAGTTCTGTCTCTGCGTCAAGACCGTGGATTGCCTTTAGGTCTTGTGCAAGTTCTAGTGAGTACTCAGCCTTCAGTGCGCGTGACTTAGCAACAACGCTCTGCTTCTCGATTGAGAAACCCATTTCCTTGAATGAACCGTCAGCTTCACCTAGAGACTCAGCAGCGCCTGTAGACATTGGACGGCCTGGTAGACCTAGTTCACGACCAGTTCCGTCAGTTTGTAGACCAGCAAGACCTGAAGATTCGCCTGCTGCATCGACTGCACCAGAGAAACCAGATTGTGGCTCGTCAAGACCTAGAGCTTCTGGACCTGTCTGTGAGTTGTAGTGCGACTTCATCGCGAAGATTAGACCAGTTGGACCAGACATTGGCTGGACACCACATAGGTCGTATGCCATTAGGTTTGGCATTGCGCGACGTACTAGTGAGATTAGAACTGGATCCCAGTTCGCGACAGCACCGCCAGTTGCGTTAGTTGGTGCTTCTGCTAGAAAACCTGCTGTTGCAGCGCGCTCTTCCATTAGAGCCTTTTCTTGGTTTTCTAGGACGGCAGCAGTTACTGCCTTACGTAGTGGATCAGTGATCGCGCCAGCAGATTCTTCGTTAAGTACTGGTGACCACTTCTCAATCAATGTATCGAATGATTGCATTTTACTATTCCTTATTGCTTAGTGGTTTTACGAAGAGCGTGTAGGTAGTTCTCCATTACAGATGAAACCTCTACTTCTTCCTCTGCCGATTCTTCGACAGATTCTTCAAGTTGCTCTGGGATTTCTTTTGAGAAGTATGATTCCTTGACAGTGTTTACTTTAGCAACGAAAGATTCTTCGTTCTCAAAGTCAACGCTTTCTAGGAGACCCTTTAGCTTCTCCGCTTGTGTATCTGCTAAATCACGTGATGCCTCAGCGATGATAGTGTTACGCTTATAAGTTTCAAGTTCTTCAGCTAGTGAAATTGCATCACCAGTAGTGTTGTTTAGACGTTCTTCTAACTCTTCTACTTGTCCTGCAAGTTCGTCAACTAGGTCGACCTTGGTTTCTGGAACTTCGATGTATGACTCTACGAATAGGTCACGCATGTTGTTCATGAAAGACTCTGCGATTTCAGTACGTAGACCGTTCTGAATAGCAACCTTGTTGTCTTCCATCCAAGTTTCAACTACATAGTTTAGGTATGAATCAACCTTACCGACTAGGTCAGTTTTGATTGTTTCGACTTCTTCAGCAAGTTCTACCGCGTAGTTCTCTTCAAGACGTGTGATCTCTTCAGATAGCTTTGACTTTACAGCCGCTTCGAAGATTACAGATGTCTTTTGCTTGAACTCCTCAGATAGAGTCGCTTCACCTTCAACAATCGCAGCAAGTTCAGAAGCAGTATCTACTTCCTCAACTGCAAGTTCAGCGTCAACGCTTTCAGCACCTTCATACATCTTCTCGTAAGCAGCTTGTACGTCTGCTTTTGATGAAGTATTTAGTTTGCTGAACATAGCATTGATCATGCCTGCTTTGGTTTTTGGTGGGGTAGCCTTTGGAGCAGCGTCCGATGCTTTGTCGACCGAAGATTGCGCTTCTGGTTCTGTGACTGCATCTTTGTTTTCTGGAGCTGCTTCTTCGAGAGTTTCCTCCACGATTTCGTTAGTTTCAATCTCGGTATCGCGGATTTCACTTTCTGCTGCTTTATTTAAATCAGTCATAGTGACTCCTTATAGTTTAGATTTGATTAACGAGAGGAAATTCTTGAATTCACGAATCTGCACTTCAGGTTGATGTGCGATAGGTGCTTGCTTAATTTCAGTCTCTATATCTTCAATAGCTTGAGGTTCTAGGATTCCGTTATTCCACACCCAATCTACACCTTCCATAATCCCATTAACAAATGCTTCCGGTGCCGATGGATCTTGTACGATATCTACCGTAGCAAGAATAAAATCATCCTTGACGTACATTACGCCGTTTTTACTCTCAAGACTTCCCATTCCACGAGTTGACACACCTAGTTGAACACCGCCCTCTAAGAGACCTTTCACTATCTGACCCATTGGGGTGTCCAATATTTGCGCCTTTCCAACCACATCATTTCCTTCAAATTTCAAGTCAGTAATGAGGTGAGAAACTTTATCCAAGTTAACAGTCGGGCCTTCTGGGTGATTCAATTCACCGACCGCGCGTTTTTTGCTAACCTGATTTTCAACATACGTATTTACCGCATTCTCCATAATTGGTTTTGGGTAGATACGTCCGTTACGATTCTTTTTGTCTGCCTGAGCGAATACACCTTCAATGACATAGTTCTTCTCGCCGTTCTCTTTGGCTTCAACGATGCATTCAATGTCGTTTTCTACGAATTCGCTAATCAGTTTCATTTTATTTTCCTAAGTCCTTCAGGACTTGTTTAGCGGTAGACTCCGCTTCTTTCTGTGACTTAAACGTATCGACAGAGTCTCCGTCGATCGTTAGGTGAAAACCCTTCGGTGTCTTGGTGATAACAACAGGATAACCAGACATCTTCTTGTTGAAGACGACCTTGTCCTTTGCTTCACGAATTTCTTGAAAAGTTTTCATTCTTGTCTCCCTATTGGAGTATTTATACACAAAAAGTTTTTAACCACGATTTTATTCGAAATCGTCCGCTTCTTCACCGAACTCCACGTCTTCGAAGTCGTCAGACTCTAGCGCCGCGTCGATTTCTTCGTCGGTTACTTCTAAATCTTCTGTTTCAACACCATTGAAGATCTGACCCGCAACACTAACCTTCTCCGCATCAAGTGCGTCTTGCACCTTGTCTTGCATAAGGGTGTTAAATAGATCCTCGGCGGAAGTGAAGTTGCCGACCTCTAGTGCGTTGATTAGATTTTCTGTTGGTGATAGTTCAACTGTTTCAGTTTCGCTCATTACATATACTCCTTAAAAGTCATCATCCATATCGTCGCCGTTCTCATTCTCGGCTTCGACTTGTTTCGCCATCTCTGCAATGTCTTCATCATTAAACATCATGACGTTTTTCATAACCCACTCACGTGAGAAGTACTCTCCTACGTATGTGGAAATCTGGTCCATAGTCTGTAGTCGTTCGCGCAATAGTTCTGCTTCCTTCAATTCGACAAAGTGGTTGTCACGGTTGAAGTCGATCTGGATGTGGTTCTTCCACGACTCCCAGTCCTGTTCAGTACATATACCTTTCAATAACAACTGTTTACGTAGGATACCCGTGAATAGGTTTCCGAACTTGCGACGAATCCTATCGATGAACTTCTGGAACTTCACCTCATCACGATTGATCTCTGTCGCACGACCTAGTGCGAACTGTTGTTCCTGTTCGAGACGTGATAGAGGCACGTTCAGTGAACGGTACAACTTCTTTTGGAAATAAATGATGTCATCGATCTGACCAAGATTCTCACCGCCTGGCAGTGTGCTGATCTCTGTTCCTCGACCACCCTCACGACGTGGTAACCAGAAGTCCTCAAGCATCGACATGTGCTTGC